TGCATAACCAAGAGGTGCTATCAATGGGTGTTAGAGGATATGTTTATTTCGTTGCGTGCGCCGAACCGGATTGTAGAAAGGTTCATCCATTCATAAAGATTGGTCATACCAAGAAACTTGAAAACCGACTCGCTGAATTGCAGACCGGGTCTCCAGTAGAATTGGGTTTCGTTGGATATATCCGGAAAGAAGATCCGAGATCGCTTGAGCGATACTTGCATAAAACGTTTGAAAATGCGTGGCTGTATGGTGAATGGTATCGTTTATCAACTGGAATGATCACCACATTGCGACATTATAATATAGTCGATGATAGATTCGATGAATTTTTCACAGAATTGCCAAAATTTGAAATCGACCCAGTGGCACTGGCATGGAAGCGATACGCTCGTGAATTAGAAGAACAACTTGCCGCCTTCACGGGAAAACATACGATCTCGATGCCGGTTATTAACAACAGCGAAGATCGAAAATATGAGCGTGGCAGAATTACTCGCGCGGGTGGGTGATTCTATGCTCAAATCGGAAGAAAGGCGATCGGCGTTATTTTGGAAAGGATACGACGAAGAGGTAGGCTATAATCATGAAATAGATGTTCCTGTTAATGATGTGTCGGATGAAGTTTTAAAAGGCATTATAATGTCCCTTTACGGCAATGGCCCCAGATCGGGTGGAAAATGCCGATCTGATGTAGCTAAACTGTTGGGGATGGACTTTCATTTCGTTGATCGCATAATAAAAGAAGCGATACGGGAAAGGAAACGAAATGTACGAATTTCCAGACGATAATCTAGCAGAACTTCAAGCCCCTTTACGCGATTTTCCCGAGGATGAGCATGGTCCATGCAAGCCACATGAAGCCGCTACCAACCATAGATCGTTTTTGAATTTGAGAAAATTGCTTGGGATGTTATGAAGCTACCGGCGTGCACCGAACGGGTATCATCGCCCACCACGAAAGGCTATTGGTGCTGGCAACGGGATTGGTGGTTCGATCCGTTTGAGATGGAAATCGAATGCCAGAATTGCAAGCATCGCAAGGCATAAATAGCCAGACTGCATAGGTTGCATGCTCTTATCATGCTCGGAGCAGGTCATGTACCTACCGGATGAGAGCATCCCCATCATAGGCCCTCATACTCATTGCCGGACAGAGCCGTTATCCCGATCGTGGCGGGAATGAAGCCAGCATGCAGACAATGAGATAGCCACGACGTAGGGGGCCACATGTTAGAATATCTAGACGACAAGATCCGGGAATATCAAGAGATGATATCAGCCGATCCCGAAAAGGTCAGGATGCAATTAGAATTGATTAAAGCAGAGAATATGTTCATAGCATCATAGTATGCTGGAAGGCACATCAGCCGGAAACCAGATGCCTGAGATCACAGGTTAGCAATTGCAGGAAAGTCCCCGGGCATACCAGCATATCATAGTTATCAGGCAATCTCTCGCCGATAATCTCCATTTGAAGCACCTACCCACCTGGCCAGAGCGGCGATACTGGCATATCTTCCAGTCATGCAGCATGATCAGGCAATGCATCGCCTAGGGCAGGCGCGCGTAGGGATACCCTGAACGACCTGCCATTTACAATTATGTCGAAAATCCAAAGGCCATCGATTGATCGAGGCCATGCTCAACAAGGGCTCTTGGTAGGTTACGCGCATGCAAATCGAGTGTGCGAGGTAGAAACCCTATCATAGCCCATGCGATAACAGGCCTTGGACATGCCTTGAAACTGTCCAGCCAAACATGACCAGAACCAGAGGGCATACCGTCTGCCGAGGCAATTGTCGCAGATGCAAGGATCATATGCGATCCAAGAGGCGGCGATTGGCTTATAAGCAGGATCTCAGGCAGGCCATCCAGCTAGAGCAATCTGCAATAGGTGATTGGCAAGAGATCCTAAGCGATCCGATGGGATATGCGGTAGATCTCTGGTATGATTACCTGGATTGGTTAGATCCACCATTTGACATGATGGATTATTTGGATGGCGATCACTAGAAACCTATTCCAAGGGGATCGAGTGAGACGATCCCTGCATTTTCTATAATCGATTGATAATTAACATACATGATACATATGCTCTGCAAAACATGTCGCTTCATCCAGCGCTACCCATATCATCGCATTAACCAGCTCCTCGCCGAAGGCGCTTCATATCGATCCATAGCCAAACAGTTTCCCGACGCAGGGACCAATATGACAATCGGCAACCATCATAAGTATCACTGGAAATATCATGGCAAAAAGAAAGCAACCCTGTCGCGTGTGTGATTATATCAGGTCACATCGGGGGCCTAATCGCGTTAATGAAGATCTGGTCAACGGGATATCGATTGCGGCCATCATGCAGCGGACTGGGTTAGGCCGGACATCTCTGACAAAGCATCGCGACGAAGGGCATATGATGGCCGGGTTCCAAAAGCATGCGCATCTCACGACAGGGGCGAAGGAGCAACTGGATCTGATGAAATGTGCCAGAGAAATCTATGACATGTCGATCCGGGCGGCTAAGATTGCGATTGGTGACGAAAAAAGCAAAAACGAAGAAGTAAAACCCGATCTCAGGTCGTTTGGGAGCTGCATAAGTGGTGCGGCGAAGGTTGTCGAAGTGCTCGCGAAATCCGATCCCGAGAAGAAAGACGGTGACGGTCCTAAGGTATCTGCGTTCTGGCTGGCATACGGCGAACGTGCTAAGGTAGTATTCGATGGGAAGCAAACCTAGTTTTATCTGGAAACCACCAAGCCAAAAACAGGAACAAATTCTCTATTGGTGGTGGCCCGGAAATCCTCATGCGAATTGCTCTTACATCGAGCTGGAAGGCGCGGTCCGAGCGGCCAAGACCATCACGGCTTCGTATTCATTCATCAATTGGGCAACTTATACCTTCGATCAAGAAGATTTGGCGCTATGTAGCAAAACTATAGGTACCTGCCTGCGAAATGTGGTTAGACCACTGAGACGCATATTATCGGAAGAGCCTAACTACAAGGTCAAAGAATATCGGGCAAGTGCGGAAGGCTACAGGCTCGATATCACCGACATCGATTTAGATCGGTCCAATTCATTTTTCGTTTATGGTGGGAAAGATGAATCCAGCCAAGATCTAATTCAAGGCAAGACCCTGGCAGGTGCGTTCCTGGATGAGGTTTTGCTTTATCCTCTCAGCTTCGTGAATCAAGTACTATCAAGGACATCGGTAGAAAACGCAAAGGTCTGGTTCACGTTCAATCCAGATGCGCCGACCCATGAAACATATGTAAACATCCTAGATCCCTATCTGGCAGATAAAAAGGCGTTCTATCTGCTCATGACGATGGACGATAACCCGTCGTTGTCGCAGGAAGCAAAAGATAGAATCTCCTCACAGTGGCCAATTGGCACCGTCTGGCATAGGAGAAACGTATTAGGCGAGCGCGTTTCCGCCGAAGGCGCTATCTATCCATTCTTCAGTTCATTGCCCGTGTACGGTTATGTAATCACAAAGATTCCAGATGATATAGCTAGGTGGAGAGTCGCGATCGATTTTGGTCAAGATCACCCCACCACTATGGGCCTATATGGGTATTCATCCAATTTGTCTTCATGGGTGCTCGTGAAAGAATACTACGAACGCATGAAGACCAACCAAGAACTATCTTTGGCGTTTGGCGAACTTTTGGTGTGGAGCAATAACCCGGTATTTCCTGAATATGCGGATGTTGATACTGGTGGTGGCGGTTTGTCTTTGCTCAACCAGCTCAGGCAGGATTATCCTAATCTGCATAACCAAGGCATTATCCGGCATGCCATAAAAGAAAATGTCAATGCCGAAATAGGGCATTTTGCAAGTGCGCTCTACACTCATAAATTCCGTTATTATGCTGGCTGCAAACGATCTATATCGGAAATTGCAAATTACTTATGGGCAAAGAAGCCAATCGGGGCGGGCAAAGAAGAGCCTCTCAAGGTCAATGATGATGGTCCTGACAGGGACCGCTACATGTGGAATAGGGTGATGCATAGTGGTTAACGGCAAATGTGCCATATGTGGCAAGGAAATTCCCGAAAAACCAGACGGCCAAGGCTCCTATATGTCCGCCAAAATCGAGTTGCATCACCCATTGTTCCCTCAGCTCAAGACGATATACGAGAATCGGTGGATTTGCCACAATTGCGTGAAAACGATAGCCAACCACATCGCAGATAATGACGCGCTCTTTTAGGATGATTACATGTTGCACAACCTAGATTTCTTAGAACCGGGGCAATCATGGCCACCCGAATCCGAGCGCGCTCGCATCGATGCATATACCGAAAATCAGCGACTTCGGGATGGCAAATTCGAAAAGGTCTGGCCCGATCTGGTAAAATATCTCAGGAAAGGAGAGACCTCAAAGGGGATCGAGTTCTGCTTAGATTATCCCGATCTCATAATTACCAAGACATGTGATTTGATCCTGGGAGAGCCGCCGGATTTCTGCCTACCAGAGAAAGGCGAATCCGATAATCCAGATGAGGCAAAGGTATCCGACCTGGTTACAAGGGTCAACTTCATTGAAACGCTTGACGCATTCATTGCAAATGTTGATTGCCTAGGTGACGCGGTTCTCAAGTTATCTCAGGCCGAAACTGTCAAGATCGCCAATGTCTGCCCTACTCACTGGTTCCCTGTCACAAAACGAGGCACTGATGATATCATTTATCATGTTTTGGGGTTTAAGTTCAAAGAGGACGATACTTGCTATCTGGAAGTCGAGATTCATGGCAAGAACGAGTCTGGTAAGCATGTCATAGATCACCGGCTATACCGGCTCAATGAGTCCACTATCACCACATCGACCAATTCCACAATTGGAGAACGGCTCCCCTGGTCGAATCCCGACGTAAAAGAGATCGAGGAGAATCCGATAGATGACTTTCTGGTAATTACAGCTCATAACAAGTCCGATGGTATTTTTGGGAAAAGCAGTTTCAAGCCATCACTGAAGGCGATACTCAAGAAACTCATAATTCGCTATGCCCTGGAACAGGACGTACTCGATGTTTTCTCGCGACCTACTTTCTTTGGGCCAAAAGAATTCCAGGACATCGATCCTGTCACCAAGAAGCCAGTCTTCCGACCGGGCGGCTACATTGGCCTGAATCCAGATCCTCACGTTACTCCGATATTGCCCGCTGGCCTCGTATGGGATGCACACCTGGGAGAAAACGATGTCTCTAAGCGGTCCCTGATGGATCGGCTTTTCGATGTCTCCGAAATGAGTCCGGTTTTGTTTGCGGGCAATCTGGCTGGCATGGCTGAATCAGGTACCGCGCTCAGGCTCAGACTCACCAACACCCTGGCCAAATGTGCCAGAATCCGGCGGAAGGTAGACGGCGCCGCCCGAAAAGCGGTATCCATCGCGTTGCAATTGGAAAACAACCCGGTCGATGGCCTATACATCGAATGGAAAGATGGCCTGCCAAAGATCCCGTTGGAGGAAGCCCAGAGGTTTTCCCTGTGGGCCATGACTCCTCAGTTTGCCGGTGAGGTTGGCGGCAAGTATCTACTGAAGGAATTTGGCTATGACGAGAAGGATGCGGAGGATATTATGACAGATAAGACGCGAAACGGCGGCATGGGGGGTGGAATCTGATGGCTAAAAAGAAACCTAAAGGTGGAAGACCCAAACCTTGTTAATTTTTTGATAATAGTTTGTCAATAACAGGTTACTCATGCCTTTTCATGAGGGAGCTGAATAATTATGGCAGATCCAATAGCAGAACCTACGCCAATTGGCGGCAATGTTCCGACGCCGGAACCAAAACCAGCGGATGCATTCAAGACTTTCGCAAGCAAGAAAGAACACGACGATTATCTAAATGAGATCGTTGAGGCACGCCTAGACCGCGAGCGTAAGAAATTCGCAGACTATGACGACCTGAAAGCGAAAGCCAAGAAGCTGAAAATACTTGAAGAGAAGGACATGACCGACGTGGATAAGCTCAAGCAGGAGCACCAAGAAGCCACGGGAAAAGTTTCAGAACTCACAACGGCACTTACAGGCACTAAGCTCGAAAACGCGAAGCTGAAGGCCCTCATAAAGGCTGGAGTCGGCCCGGATCAGTTAGACGGCCTGCTGAAAAGAGTTTCCGGCACGACAGAAGAAGAGATTTTCGCAGATGTGGAAGAGCTGAAAGGGTTAGGCTGGATAGGTCAAAAACCAGCAACCGATCCTGCCAAAGATCCAATTAAGGGACTTGGTACACCGACCAAGACAGGTGACGCCACACCCGCAAAAACTCTTCAGGACCAACTCAATGAAGCCAACGCAAAGCTCAGAGACCCAAAGTTGCCGTATGCTGAAAAAACGGCACTGATCGATCTGACTTTGCAACTTAATAGAAGAATATCAAAAGGTGAACTTAATGGCTAATACCACTGGAACGATATACACTGACACGACCAGCAACTATTTAGGAACGTTGTATGTGGTCGGCGAGAACAGGACCCCGGTGCTGTCCATGATCGGCGGCATGAGGGGTTACAAGCCCGCGCCTGGCTTTGAATATGCAATGGAGCAGTACGCTGCTCTGGAAACCGCTGCTCAGAGGGTCACGTCTGAAGCGTTGGCCGTCGCTGGAACCAACACACAGCGAACCTACGTCAAGGCCCAGAGGACAAACGCGGCTCAGATCGGATACTACACCATAAATGTATCCTATGCCAAGGCATCTGAAAGACTGAAGCTGGCTGGTGTCTACTACAGCACTCCCCAGGAAGTCATGGAGGCAGAGCTGGATTTCCAGACTCGGATGACCCTTATGCAGATGGCACTCGATCTGGAAAGATCCATCTTACAGGGTACCTATGTCACCAAGTCCGCCTACGATGCCGTCAGCTCTACTAGGGGTTTAATCGAGGCCGCCGAAGGTGGCACTAGCTCAGGCGGCGCCAATTACACCGATGCTTCCAGCGCGGCCCTTAGCAAGACGCTGGTGGACGGTGTGATCAAAAAGATCGCAGACAGCGGCGCGCCAATGACCAGGCCGGTTATCTTCGCAGGCTCATACCAGATTGGTAAGCTATCTAACCTGTATGGCTGGTCCCCAGTTGGCGGACCGGGCGTGGGCTTGGGAGGTGTCAGAGTAGAGAGACTGATCACCGACTTCTACGAGTTCGACGTGGTCTTCGATGCCCAGATGCCAGCCGATACCCTGTTATTTGCTGACATGGACAAGGTACAGCTCAGGGGCGTAGAGGTACCTGGCAAGGGCGCAATCATCTTGGAAGAGATGGCAAAGACGGGCGCCGCCTGGAAGTATCAGCTCTATTACCAGCTCGGACTGGATTATTCAGACCCGAACTTCCATGGCTCATTATACAATTTAGCAACAAGTTAAACGCTGTTGCTAATTCTACATGGAAAGGTATATAAAGCATGGTGTCTATTAAGATGCCATGCAATCTACTTTGATATGTGAAAACTGTGGCAAGACAACGGAAAGAAACAGCAATCGTCAACGACTTTGTCCAGAGTGCCGTCCTAAAGTCTATCGAGTGAGGGCAACCGACTGCGAAAGAAAACGCAGAAAAGAACTCGGGAAGGCTTATCTAGATTACGATAGACAGATAAAGTCCAAACCCGAAAATCGCGAAAAGCAGCACAAGAGACAACACAACCGCTGGCTGCGAATGAAAAACGATCCCGTTATCATGGCAAATGTGCATGAAAAACAGATCGAATACAACGACCGTGCACTAAACAAACGCGATTTTGGCGGTAACTGGTACAAAGTCTATGATCGCGATGGTGGTAAATGCCAGGTTTGCGGCTCAACCGAAAAGATTTGCGTACACCATAAGGACAAAACTGGATGGGGCAAACCGCGAAACGAAAAGAATAACGACATGTCGAACCTTATTCTTCTTTGCAATTCTTGCCATATGAAAATTCACAGACTAGAATACAATATGAAACGAAAAAAAGGTGATCCAATTTGAGATTCAAATTTATTCCTTGTATAGCTATCCTGCTTATCCTTTTTGTTGGATTCGCAGGAGCGGTGACCATCCCAGAGCCCACCTATAACTTTGGCCCATCGGCTGGATTCAAAAACGCCGCAACTATCCAGGCATCTGATCTGTATGCTGAAGACGATTTCAAGGTGGGAGATGATGCGCAAATAGTCGGAGATCTT